GGCGGACACAAATAGTATCAATCCAGTATCAAGAGCAGTATGGACGGGCAAAAAAGCCTGTATTCATGCGGGTTTTCGCCGTTTCGAGCGTCATTCCCATTCTTTTTCGGAAGTGTTGCTTTAGGCGATATAGGCCATTTTTCACTGTTTTCACAGGGGATATTATCTGTATTCTCTCATTCCTCTGTGGCTTCACTTTTTTCTGTTACGCTTCTGTTACGGTCAGGGATTTCTTCTCCCTCAACTTCCCGGCCGAGCTGCTTCAAATAGAGCAGAGCAGCTTCATTGAAGAAGTCAGATCTGGAATAGGCACGTTGCTCCTGGCTGTCGCGCTCCTCCACATAGTCATCAATGGCATCCAGCACCCCGATAGTGGAATGCACAGTAATAGGAACTCGGCGGCTCTTTCCCTTCAGTGGGCGCCCATATCCAGCCATTATTTTCCCTCCCTATTTAGTCATTCGGCTCTCCATCGCAGCGTCCACAGCGGCGTCCAGGCGCTCCCTATCGTGCGTGGATAGAGCGGATACCCATTCCTTGGGGATGGTCTGAAAACCGTACAGGGCGCCGGCCAGGCCTCCGGTGATGGCTCCATTGGTGTCGGCGTCTCCGCCGAGGTTCACGGCCATGGTGACGGCTTCCCGGAAAGATGATGTATTCGCCGTGCTACCGACGGCGATCCTCATACTGTCCACAACCCAACCGCCGCCAGCGGGAGCAACTTCTTTTCCGGAGGCTGCGTCCCGATATTCCTTGACGGCTTCGCAGTGTTCCTTCAGAAATTCCCGGGAGGCCTGCTGTTGACTTTTCGATGCTGTTATTAAGTTTACCATGCGGGAATATAAAATGCAAGCCTCGGTAGAACGGAGGCCGGCGTGGGTCATTCTAGCGATTTTCATGGCCCAATACTCGGCCTTTGAGTGATTGGGATAGTACAAAGCGGGGTAAATCGTTCGCATGAGAGCTCCGTTTCCCTCGACAGGAGCGGCGACCTGTAACTGGTATGCCGCTGCGGCATTTTCCCAGTCTTCGGTGGTCGGCGCCCCGCCTCCAATCCGTTTTGCATTCCTGATGCTCCATGCACAGGCTCCACCGATGTCCTTTGGGCCACTTTCTGCCCACCGGATAAACCGGCGGCCGATGTCCTGGATTGGGGCCTCTGGGCGCTCCATAATTCCTTCAGCCACGGCTAGTGTCATGGCGGTGTCGTCTGTGGTCTCACCAGGGCGCAGACCCAACCAACCACCGCCCAGCATGGTGGAAACCCACCCATGTTGACGGTTGATTTCTGCTGCGCTCATAAACTCCAGGGGCCCGCCCAGGGCATCCCCTACGGCTACCCCGTAGAGGGCGCCGGCGATCCGATCTCTCAACATATCCATGTTCAACTTCTCCTTTCATTGGTGGCTTTCGATAGCCTTGTGGCGGGTGTGTTGCTCTATTCCGTCCATCATGGCGCTGATTTTAGCGAGGCGCTCCAAGTCCATAGCCTCTGCGATTTCCTCTTCGGTGTTCTCCCTGGCAAGCTCCGGGGGAGGGAACAGATTGTTTTTCTGAAGGAATGCCGAGTAGAAAATGCCCATTTCTTCCTCCATGGCCGCAGAGTAGAAAGCAAAATCTGCCTCAATCTCGATGTACTGCGCCGGAGTGCATTTGATCCCGACCTTCTTTCGGCTGCGCCCTGTGTAAGTTCCAACACAGCCAAAGGAGTTCCCTTCTCCCAGATACATATAGGCCAGTTGGTGGAGGAGCTTCTTCTCCCATACCGTTTTGTATCTGATCCAGTGGGTGGAAACCTGGTTGTCCTCCAGGTCGGCCTCGGTGATGCCATACCGCTCCATCAAAGCGGCTAGGGTGCGCTCGGCGCTCTCCCGCTCTCCGCCCTCGCCGCGGTCGGCGAGGGCTTTCACTTTCATCAGCTTTTCCAGCAGACGTTCACGTTCTGTCATGGTGGCATCTCCTCAATCCATCTGATAGTACATTCCGGTATCATAGCCGAGTTCCTTCAGGTAATCACCGGCCGCCTCTGCTGCGGCCGTCCGGGTGTTTCCTTGCCCCGTTCCAGGGACAGGGAAGATATAACTGCCGCAGAGGTTCCAGAATGAGCAGCTCCCGCCGGCGGCCGCAGCGGCGGCCTCGACCATCTTCCGGCTCCATCCCCGGAGGTGGATGGTCGGGGCGTCGAAGTTACTGGTGCCTCCATCGTCCGTCCCTTGGTGCTCCCGGCCATAGGCAAAGGCGGCCTTCAGGTCTTCGGACAGCTTCTTGTATCGGCCCGTCAGAACCGGGGCCGAATATACCATCTTGAAATACTGGAAGGTTGCCAGGGCCTCTTCCTCGCCGGCGGACTTTGCCGACACAATCTCGTCTCCGTCCTGGCCCAGCAGCATGGTTTCATATTCCCCGGAGGGGAGGCGGGCCGTGCTCAACACGGCGTTCCGCCCGTCCTTCAGGTGGATGGTTTCATACTTCAATCTCTCGATAGGCATTCAGTTTCCCCCTTCCTCTGTAATACCGAGCAGCCACTTTGCGCGGGCCAGGGCCGCCGGCGTCCGCTGCGTCTGCCACGCTCCCTCACTGGGGGCCCAGCGGAACCCATTGGCTTTCAGCTTCGCCCGTGTGGCCTCATCTGGGGTGTCATCAAAGATGATCTGCACCCGGTTGATTTCCTCATTGGTAGTCAGGAGCCCCCCGGGGAAGGAAATCTCGATGTGCTCCATCTCGTCCACTGCCTGGAGCTGCTGAAGGCGTTTTTTCAGCCGGTTGATTTCGGCGTTCCGGTTTGATAGTTGAAAGGCGGGGGCGGGGCGGCGCAACGCCTCTCGCAGCTCGGCCAGTCTGGCGTCTACTTTGGCAGCTTGGGCATCGCTGATCCCCGGAAAGCCCTTGACGGTCTTATGCTTCCGATAGTAGGCGTTCAGGGCCTTGTCCCTCTCTTGGGCGTCCTGCAGGGCCTTTAGCTTTGCCTCCAGCTTTTCCACGGCCTCCGGATCGTCGCTGCTGATAGCGGTGTTACCCCGGGTGGCGTCTGCCCGACCTTGGAGGTAAGCGGCTTTTTGGTCATTCTCCACGCTTTTCCCCATGAGGCTCCAGGAACGCTCCTGTGCCTTCCGCTGGGGGATTCCTCGGGCTCCGGGAAGGATGGGCTGCCCCGCTGGAATGCCCCTCACGGCGTCCTCGGAGCGGCAGAAGGCGTCGGCAGCCTTCCCGGCGGCCTTCCGAGCCCGCTCCTCCAGGCGGTCGGCTCGGGCCTCTCTGCGCTCCTCATAGTCTTGGCGTCCTATTGACATGAATTCTCCCTCCGATCAGTCGTGCGTGGCTTTGAAGTTCTCAATGGCCCACTTGTTTCCTGTGGCATAAACGGCCCGCCTCGTCAGCTCGGCCGGCCCCTCACGCCGGGGCATGGCCGCCAGGGCCTCCATCATCCCGCAGGTCGGGCAGATGTCCGTCTTGTTGTCCCGGCGGGAAAGCGCTGGGGGCTCTGTGTACTGCTGCCCGCAGATGGGGCAGGTGCGCGTGATTTTCTCACTCATGGTGTTCCTCCTCTATATGCCGAACCACGGCCTCATAATGCGCTCTGGCATCTTTTAGGCTCTGAATAAGCAAATCATTTTCTCCCCAGCGGCGGGAGTCCCTGATGATCTGCTCGGTCAGCTCGTCAGCTTTCCCTTGGAAAAAGGCTGCAACATCTTCTATATTCCAGAAGGCTGCTTTGACCTCTATGGCGGCATGTTCCTTGTTCCATCGTCTGGCTTGCGCCCCCTTGGCACGGTCGCTTACGAATATACCAATGGGCCAGAAACAGATATTATCCTTGGATTTACTGATTTTGCCCTTCTTTGTAATCCTTTTCAAGCAGTAATCCCTACCACTCCAGAAGGGATCTCCCGGGGAACTCTCCACGAAGTAGAGGCCGTTGTCGTTCTTGAAGAAGGCCCCGGTGATCTCCACGATGTCACCGGACTTAATTTCGACGCCGTTCTTATCCAGCATGGTGCTTCTCCGCCCTCTCTTAAATCACGCCATGCAGGCTTTCAATATGGTTCTGGATGGCCTGCATTGTGTCGAATCCATCAACATATATGATGTTTCCATTTTTGCTGTGCCCCTTGAAGCCATCCTCGTAGCCCATGGCCTCGGCTTCCGCTGCCGTTAGGGTAGTACATTTAACTTTTCCGCTTTCCAAGATGTATTCCTGGGACAGATACAAGCTGTAATCCATGGTGTTCTCCTCCTTACCCTCGTAACCTCCGGGGCGGGTGTCTGTCAAACCGCTTCAAAAATGGTAGTTACCAGCCGGGCCAGCTCGAAAGCGATACAGGCCACGGCATCGGCTTCCGGCTCCAGGTCTTCCAGGTCGCTGTGCTCTGCGATGTCCTCCGCCAAGGCGATAATGTCCTGGTCAGTGATGTTGTCCCGGCTCATGTGGTGCTCGTCCAAGAGGCTTTGAAGCATCTTCTCATATTCCGCGGTGGTGCCTCTGGTGTACCAGTTCTGATGAATGCAGAGGCCCCGGACGGCCATAGGGTCAAGGCACTTATGCACGATGTAGGTCTTTTTCATAGTGTGTTCCTTTCTGCCCTCGTGACCTCCGGGGCGGGTGTTGAGGTGTTTGGGTCAGAACATAGAGCAGTAAACGGACATGGCCTTTTGTATCCAGTGGTGTGGCGCCTCACGCTGTTCCAGGTCGTGGGCAATCTTCAGAACTTCCTCTGGCGTCTTCGCCTTCTTCAGAGCGGTGTCAACGGCGGCTTCGTTCTCGTAATAGGCTACCATGGTTTTCCTCCTTCTGCCTTCGTACCTCCGGGGCGGGGGTGGTTTATTGCCTCCAGCCGGTCTTTACTAATTTTTTGCCGTCCTTGCGGAAAAATCCGACCCTGTGAACTCCGGTGCTATCCTCGACCCAGAGTGTGTACCCCTTGCCGTTGGGCTTACTGTATCTGCGGATGAATTTTACCGCGTCATTCAGGGTGTCAAAGTATTTCTTCTTGCAGTTAAAGTCGCGGACATAGATTTTCATTTTCTTTTCCTCCGGGCGGCACTCAAGTTTTCTGTCCAAGGCCCGGGGGCCTGAAGGTTACCTTTCGCAGCCGTTACCGCCTGCCGGCCATCCCCGGAGCTGTGTCCGCTTCCGGCCCGGCTTTCACTGTCGCATTCTGTTTTATCCTTCAGGCGTTTCCCTTGCCTTGTGCCCTAATTATAAACCGCCATTGGTTTATAAGTCAAGAAGAAAGGCCACCGAAATGATACACAAAATCATCCGGTGGCCTTTGTTCAGAGTGTCCAAGAAAGCGAGCCTTGCTTTTTGGGGGAATTCGTGGTATTCTGACCGTGGCGCTGCCGATATACGGTAGGCGGTCGGCCCCCATAACGGGGGGCAGCTTCTTTGTCCCCTGATCTTCGTGAAAGGGGGGCTGCCCAATGGTTACTTATTCCGATCTCATTCAGACCGGCATTTTAGTCGTGGGTATTATCGGCCTCTTTCTGATGGCCAACAAAAAGAAGTGACCGCCGGCACCCTGACAAGTACGGCGATCACTTCAAAGTCCTAACAGGGGGTTGACCGTCTACCGGCGGCGCCCTCGTTATCTTTAGTATAGCGGTTTTCCCTCAAAATGTCAACATGTAGGACGCCCTCGCTGGCTTTCGGCTGGCGGGGGCGTCCTTTTTAGATTGCCGGGCTGTCGATTGAGCCTTCCGGCTCCTGGGTCTGGACAAAGTTGGAGGCTTTGGCGGCCGCATATTTGATGCCTTCTCCGTCTGCGCCAGTATTCTCCGCTCTGGATTTATCCACGATGCGCACAAGCACAATGGAGATGGCCGTGCCGATTGGGGTAAATACCACCGTCCAGCAAGCCAGGGCGCCGGTGTACTGGTACTTGATGCTCAGCACAGCCAGGATAAAACCGCCGGCTAGGCCCAGAAGCAACAGGAACACCAGCAAGAAACCGAGGCAGTTGGTGACGCCCAGGCGCTCCAGGAGAGCAGAGAAGCCGCCTTTCCGGGGGGCCAGTCTCTTGCCGGACTCCATCAGACAAGCCCGTGTTGCTGGGCAAACCGATAGAAAAGCTGGGCCGCCTGCTCACGGGTCAGAGGACTGGCCCACATATAGTTGGGCTGGCCGTCGGCGGTGGTTCCGTTGCCAGCAAACAGGCCCACGCTAATAGCCCACTCCCGGGCCTCTCGGCTCCACTCGCCGCAGTCGTTGTCCATGAGCTCACGCTGGTGGGCAGCCATGGCCGTCTTGAACATCTCGTTGAACTTGGTCTGATCCATGTCGTCATCATCCTCCACGATAGAAAAGTCAGGGCGGCCATAGCCGCCGATTTTGGCATAGGAGAGCGAATAGCTCTTGTCCCGGACACATCCGCCGTTCTCTACGACGCCGGGGAGCGAACTTGTGTTTCCCTCGATGGTGTAGACCCGGCCTCCGGCCACCTTCTCCACAATTCCGGTGTGGTACATCGTCTTGCCGCTGTCGTTGGTGAAGAAAATCTGGTCACCGGGCTGGGGGTTTTTGGTGTGGAACTGGCCCATTTGCTTGTAGTAGTTGGCGGAGCCGGTGCATCCGGCCCCCACCCCCTTCTCCGCCTGGCACAGCAGTTTCATCCCTACTTCAAAACCGAAGGTGTGGATGAAACACCAGTCAGCGAAGATGTCGCACCAGTTGTAGCCGTTCTTCTTGCCATTGTAGACCCGGCCCAGTTCATCCAAGTCCCGGGCATACTTGTTCCAGTTCTTATCCCCGGCGTTGGCCGTCTTATCGTCGAGTTGGGCATTGGACTTCTTCTCGATGTAGCCGATCTCCGCCCGGGCGGTTGCCAAAAGTTTCTCAACCGGCGTCATGGCTATCCCCCTCCACGGCGATGCCCTGCTCAATGGCAATCAGCCCGTTGTTGGTGAGTTCATATACCGCGGCCTCAATCATGGCATCCAACTTCTTGTCATCCACGGTGACGCCGTGCTCCCGGAGCCATGCGAGTACATACTCCTTCTTCTCCTCGCCCCGGCCCTGGCCCTTGTAGATCTGCTCGGCGGCAGTGACGGCGATCTTCACCCAGGCGTTGATCTCCTTCTGCTGCTCGGTGGTGGTCTTGCTCTTGATGTAAGGGATCAGGACGCAGGTAATGACCGCGCCCGCAAGGGCAAGGATGGCCTCAATAATAGCGGTGATGTCAAAAGTCATGGTAAATTCTCCTTTCAGTCATCGAGCAGGGCGGAAATGCCCTGCCGGTCTAAAAATTCTTTCTGCTTGTGTTTGATGCTGGTGGCATACTCCAGGGCCGAATGCATATCCCCGTTACAGTGGGCATCGGGAATACGCTGGACGGCCTTCGCTGTGGCTTCTCCGAGAGCTATTGAGGCCCTGGTGCTCTGCACCAGGATCATAATTAGCTCCTTCTGGCCGTTGTTCTTCTGGCTCTGTTCCTCTTCGGCTGCCTCGATGCGTTTCTTCAACCGCCACGTCAGCAGCCCCATGATGGTCGAGGGGATGCCCAGCGCAGCGATAAAGGCCAGCACAAGGTCGCCGACGTTAATTGTAATCATCGGAATCACCCCCTTCCAGCGCCGACCAGCGCAGCGATGTGCTGAAGATCGCAGATGGGGGCATTGTAGAATTTGAACCCCCAAAGCCACCAATCCTCATGCTCCGGCCGGCGGTACTGCTGGCATAGAGCATCACCCCACACCTTGTTCCAGCGTGCTTGGTAGTTGGCGTCCCGCCGCTCTAGGCGGGCCATGATGGAACCGACCAAGCGTCCCCGCACCTCACCCTGGCTGTCGTTGTCCTGGCTGAAGAAGTCGTAGGCATCCTGGCTGGTCGTGGTGCATACCGGGGCACCCTGGAAAAAGAGAAGGCCGTCCTGCTCCTCCAGGACGGCCCCCCACGGGATATTTACGTCGATGCCCAGGATAGACTTGAAGCGGGCCCGCTTCCGGGTGACATATCGGCCCATTATTCCGTCACCTCCGACCACTGCCACAGGCCCGGAGTTTCCGGAGGCCACACACAGGGGGTCATGGTGAGGTTGCAGAGGTAGGTCTTGCCGCCGGAGCTGTAATACTTGCCCTGCTCCGTATCCATCCCGTAGACGAAGGGAATGGGATCTTCTTTTGTGCCGGCGTGGGCGGTATCAATAGGTCGGTAGATTGCCAGCATCCCCTCGTCGTGGGGTGCCTGGTGTTCCTGTGGCGTCACCGGCTGCACCACCCGGTAGAGCTGGTTTCCGTCGTTGATGATGGTGTCCTTGGAAAGCTGGGTGCCGACGGCCAGCACTTCGGCCCAGGTGAGGAATAGGTCTGGCATCTCCAGGGCCTGGGCATCTGTGATGCTGGTGGATGCCTGCACATACAGCTTCGCGGCCACTTGCATCTGACCGGCCATTTTGGCGGAGCGGGCTGTGGCGTCCTTGGCCTCGGCCAGCTCTACGCCGGCGTCCGTTTCCTCCAAGGCCACGGTGTCCTCCGCTCCATCCAACTCCGGCCGACCGAGCAGATGGTACACCACGCCGCCATAAACAATGCCCGGAGCCTCCGAAGGCTCCGGGCACAGGTTGTAGCAGCCGTTGTCTGCTTTTTTGATATAGGTTGGGGCCTCGGTCATTCCGAGGCTTTCCCCGCTGCTGGCTTTGATGATTTTGAACATAAAGCACCTCCAAAAATGGCGTAGGACAGCCGCTCCAGGCGGAGCAGCCGCCCATGATCGTCAAAGTTGTTGTAATAGGATCGCTGGGATTGCATGAACTCGGCGACATCGGCCAGTGTGCGCCGTCCGGCGGAAACCTCTCTCTGGAAAAATTTGAGCTTCCGTCGGCTCCGCTTGATGCCGTCCCGGCAACCATTTTTCTTGATGTGACCGCTCTCCGTCATGGTGTAGCGCACCTTGCAGAAACGGAAGGGCTTGGTGAGCGGGATAATCTTGCATTTCTTCTTGTTTACCCGAATGCCCATAGCCTCAAACCGGCGCACAACCTCCCGGGCCAGCTTCTTCAGTTCCTCAATGTCCGGCAGGACGATATAGTAATCATCCATGTAATGGCCGGCCACATGGACGCCGGCCTGGCACTTGATCCAGTTGTCAATGCTGCTGGGGAGCGCAACCATTTCCTGCTGGGACGGTTCCACGCCGAGAGGCATCCCACGCCCAGGCACAGGGCACGGGGAGGTGGCGATGATCTTGTCTGCCAGGGCCCGAACTCCAGGGTCGAGGATGAATTGCCGATGCCGTTCATAGAGCGCCGGGTGCGGGGCATTTGGAAAAAACCCCTTCAGGTCTAGGAGGAACACTCCACCGGCCCGGCCGAATCTTCGGTAATGCCACCGAAGCTGCTCCGCCAGGCGATCATAGGCCCAATGCAGGCCCTTCTTCTTTTGAGAAGCCCCGTTGTCATAGATCATGCTGGGGCCATAGAGAGGTATCAGAACTTCGTTGCACAGAACTTTGTGGATTTGTCGGTCTGTGATATGTGGGGCGTCGATGGGCCGCACCTTGCCACGTTCCCGCAGGGTGAAATGGCTGCACTTCATGGGTTTCCATGTTCCAGACAGGATTTCCCGCCTCCGGCGGGCTGTCCCGGAGAACAGATGGTTTTCAAAGTTTTGGGTGCTCTGCTTCCAGCGCACCCCGTTACAGCATTTCAGCCCATAGAAGAACATCTTCCGGTAGGTAAAGACATCCTGGAGACCACCGACCGCCGCGCTCCGGGCGATCCGACGTGCCTGCCGCTTTGCTTTCCTTCGCTGGTATCGCGCCTCTCGGCGCTGCTCGCTTGTCATAATAGTTATTCGCACCTCCGTACAGATGTGGTGTAGGATGCCGTCTAATCTGCTTTGCCCCGGCACATGAAACGGGGATAGGCATATCGCCCCGCCATGCAAGCAGCGTCCGTGCAAGGGCATCAGAGGGCAGTTTTAGGGATTTGCACCCAGGGAAGCATTTCTCCTTTTGCGTGGGTCGTCTTTCACTCTCGCTACTCCATGTGACCCCGCAACGCAAAATCCGGCCACGACGCCGGCCGACCAGGAAGCATTGTTATTGTTGTTGGAGCCGTCGGTGTTGGTATTGCAGAAGTTTTCGTTGTTGTTGTAATTAGGCGAGCGCCGCCACCACCACACGGCCCGAAGGGCCGAAACACCGGACGCGGGATATTCAGAAATGCACCCAATCTGTCCAGAAGCTACTTCTTCTGGCTCATACTTTTGAGCTGCCCCTTCAGCAGCTCGTTCTCTCGGTCGATCAGCTCGCCCAGGCTGTCCGCCATCCTGTCCAGCTTGGCCGTGGCCTCCGCCGGCGGAAGGGTCTTGCCCTTGGCGTCCGTGAAACACCCCTGGGGGTTCTTGTTCATCAAGCGGTAGCACTTATTGAGGCGAACATCTAGGGCCATGAGAGCGGCCCGCGCTTCCAGGAGATGCGCCTTGCGGAGCTCCACCCGCTGGGCATCGGAGGGATAGATGCTGTTGGCCTTTTCGGCATGGTCTTCGACCTCTCCGGCCAGATCGGCAATAGCCTCGGCCATTAGGCGGGAATACCGGGCCGAGAGCCTGGACAGGAAATCTATGGTCTCATCATAGATTTGACTGGCAACATTGACGAACTCGGCCTTGCTCGTGCTGCGCTTGGATTTGAGTACCGACATAGCTACTCCTCTATTTTTTCAATTTTGATGGGCCCTTGCTCTCTCTCCACCTCCTCCAGATGCCGGATAAGGACATATTCGATGTAATTTGTGATAGAGCGGTGCTCATTTGTCGCCAGAGCTCCGATTTTATCAAATACTTCATCGGAAAGCCGAAGCGTGAACACCCTTTTGTTGGTAGCCATGAAATACCCCCAGACTTATTGGCATAGGGCTATTTTATGGCGTTTTTCTCTGTCTGTATGCACTCAAAAGACAGGTAAGTGATAGCAAAACAGAAAAAGGCGATTTTCAAAAAATCGCGTCGGCGCTTACGCGCCGATTATATTCTGTTTTCCTTCGCGGAGCTGGTGCTCCTGTCGGGGGACCGCCCCCTTTCGGGGGCGGGATGGGGGCTGGATAGGTCTGCGGGGGGTTAGGCAGCAAAGCCGGCCACGACGCCGGCCGACCAGGAAGCATTGCTATCGTAGTTGGAGCCGTCGGTGTCGGTACGGCAGAAGTGTTCGTAGCCGTCGCAACGAGGCGAGCGCCGCCACCACCACACGGCCGCGCCGGTCGACGAATGCTTGTACGCTACCTTCGGGTTTCCGGATTTCCAGTAGTCATACTGCTTCTGGCTGTTCTGCTCGTACTGGTTAGCATAATTCCGGCTGCCCTGCACCTCAAACTCCGCAAAGAGCCACAGCCAGTCCGTGGTAGCAGTCACAGCCCCGGAAGAATTGCTGTTGCCCGTGTTATCCGTGTACTTGGTCACCGACTTCATCACCGCCCGGAGGTCAGCCGGGAGGGCGGCCAGCAGGGAGTTTGCCGGCGGGCTGCTGGGGGTGCCGCTGTTACCCAGCAAAGTCTTCCGCATATAGGTAGCGTTCCACCCGCCTGCGTTGGTACGGCTGGTGTTCATGTTGAAGTAGCCGGTGGTGGTCTGCTCGTTGCTGTAACTGCTGTCGCAGAGAGCCACCAGATGCCCGCCGATCTTCCCAAGGGCAAAGTGAATGCGGTTGCTGCCCTCCTTGGCGCTATTGTGGTTAAAGCCCACGATGAAGGCGTCGATGGATAGATTGCTGAAGGTGAAGTTGCCCACCTTGCCGTTGATCTTGATATTCTTGGTGTCTCCCACGCTCCACACGCTGGCCGCGTTTCCGGCGTCGCTGGCGGCCTTGATGGCGGCCCAGGTGTTGGAGTTCAGGGTGGTGCTGAAGACGTTCACCTTCACCGTACACGTCTTGTCGGCGGGGGCGTTGTGGTTGGTGCCGGCCGCAACCTTCACGGTGATGGTGGCCGTGCCGTAGGCCACGCCGGTCACGGTGACGGTGTTGCCGCTCACGCTCACGGTGGCCACGCCGGTGGCGTTGGACTGCGCGGTAATGGCCCCGTCTCCGGCTCTTGTGACGGTGATGGAGCCCGTCTTAGTGGCGTTGGTGAGGGTCATGCTCGTCGGGTTCAGCGTCAGGCTTCCGGCGGCCTTCCCAATGCTCCAGCTCACGCTCTTGGCGGCGGTGCTGCCGTTGTCCCACTGATAATTGCTCGTCGGGGTGAAGGTGGCTGTATAGCTGCCGGCATTGGTTCCGCTGGTGTCCCCGCCGATGGTCAGCTGCGCCGTGTTGTAGTTGCTCCAGCTGGGTGTCTGGGCCGATCCCGTGTAGGTCAGGCTCCCGCTCTGGCTGGGCACTGTGCTGATGGTCGCTCTGCCGATACTCCAAACTGCCTCCTTGGCACCCGTTCCGCCGTCGTTCCACTGATAGTTGGCCGTCGGGGTGAACGTGGCGGTGTGACTGCCAGCATTGATGGCGCTCTGCTCCCCGCCAATGGCGAGTTTCCCGGTATCATAGCCATTCCAGGACGGGCTCTGCGAAAGCCCCGTAAAAGTCAGGCTTCCGCTCTGGGTGGGAACAGCCGCAATCGAGGCCCGGCCAATGCGCCAGGTGACAGTCTTGGCTTCATTTCCGCCGCCGGCCCAGGTGTACCCCTCCTTGGGTGTAAACGTGGCCTGATACTCGCCGGCATTTGTCCCGGAGGTCTGTCCGCCCAGGGTAAGGGTTTCCGGGTTGTAGCTGTTCCAGGACGGGCTCTGCGGGCTTCCTGTATAGGTGAGACTGCCGCTCTGGGATGGAATGGCATCAATGGTATGGGCCAGTGCCGTAATCGCCTCCAGCGCCGCATCGGCAGAAGTCTGCGCGTCGATGGCCTTCTGTGCGGCCGCATCTATGGCCCCCTGAAGATTGGTCGAACCCAGATCCTTGTTGTCTGTGTAGTGGATGTCAGCAGCCTTGGTGCCATGAGGATTGCCCGTCTTGATCTGGCTGTGGTCATAGGCTGCTTTACCTCGGTCGCCTCGATAGGCGGTGCTGGATGTTTCGCCCAGGGCCAGGTCGGAGCCGATAGCCACATAGACAGAGCCGCTCCACCGGTAGGTGATATTACTCTGCACATCCACATAGATTTTTCCGGTCTCCGGAGAAATCTGATGCTCATGTTCCAGGTCTGAATAGAAGGCCCCTTCATGGTAATAACCATCCACCACATCGTCCACATAGCTTGGGAGCTGGGAAGAAGGTACATGCCCGCTCCCGTCCAGCTCCGCAAGCCCGCCAGGGGCCCCTTTCTGTGCAGCAGGGATAGCGCCCCTGGCGCTTTCCCCGGCCGCCTCTGCGGCTGCCTGTGCAGCGTCTGCGGCCTTTTTTACCGCATGAGTGTTTTCGATAAGACGCTCAAAAAGCGGATTAAACACTGTGGATGCCCGGGCCGGGTCGCTGTCCTGAAGGGCGCGGATATTGGGATTGTAGACCGGCTGCTCCGGGATGGGATAATTCGTATCTGCCATATCCATGACCCTCCTTAGAATTCGTCATCGAAGACGAAGGTAAACGCCGCACCGGCGTCCTTCTTTTTTGCGTACATGGTCTTGATCGCCACCAGGTCTCCTTCGCTGTCCATCAGAGCCGCCTCGCTGATGCTCTCGCCGGTCAGCTCGGTTTCCGGGATGGTGACGGAATATCGGTTGGTGGTCTCCACCGGGTTCGATACACTGCCGATAGGGTATTTGGCAATCTGGTGCTTGAGGGCATTCTGCTCCTCGGTAGGCGGGATGGGTTCCCCGCCCTCGTCCACGCCCTGGTCGCCGAATACAATGTGGGTAACCGGGGGGAGGGTTTCAATGGCCCCCCGGGACGCCTTACACGTCTTGACACGGCGGATTTTGGTGATGATGCTGTTTTCGGTATTTCCTGCCATCAGATTTCCTCCTCTGTGATTTGTGCGTTGAGCTTCCGGCTCCCGTCCAACCGGACGGTGCCGTCGAGCTCATACCAGGTGTCCAGTGTCATTCTGGCCGTCAGCCTCTCCTCGTTCTCGAAAGCGGAGGCCACGGTGAAGAGCGGGAAGGTCACGCCATAGAAGGTCTGGTTGAGCTTCCAGGAACCGTCCAACTGTTTTGAGCCGTCCAGGAACACCAGGTTTCCGCCCCGGGCGTTGGAAAAAGCATATCGGGCCTGGAATTCTGAAAATATAAAGGCACCCGGGTTATTCTCAAAAATAACCGAGTGCCCAATATCCAGCTCAAACCACTGATGAGACGGCTTGATTTTTCGGAGCCGTACCATTACGGCCGGAATATCCACGCTCCCATCCCCGGTATTCTCGATCCTTACTCCAAAGGTGTAATCAGCCACATTTTCTGTGACTGTGACCGGCATCCCTGTCATGCCGTTGATGATAGCCTCGATGCGGGCGGGGTTCATTGGGGATCTGGCGTTCTGGCGATCAAGGACGGCCTGACGCCGGGCTTCCAGGTCGTCTGCCGGGTTGGGAGTGATGCCGTATCGCTGCTCCCAGTAGGTCAGGCCCCAGGTTGCCGTCTCGGGAAACGCCTGTTGCCGCAGCTCATCAAAGAGCCTCCTGGCATCTTCCATCTCCAGCCCCATTACCTGATAAAGCCATTTTCCAACATAGGAGCGTTCATAGATAGGTGACACACGAGCGAGCATCCTCTTCGATGTTTCACAGGTCGGAAAATGCTCTAAGTCGATGCGCTCGAATCGCTTCACGTCCCCAGCACCTCCTCAGTCTCCGGACCGAGGTCTATACTGGCGGTTTCCGGGTATTCATCCTGCTCCAGGGTAATGTTCTTCGCAGCACCGTTGACCTTGAAATCGGCAAAATCATAGATGCCAGGGGCTTCGGTGAAGATAGCGTGGAGCCGATTGTACTGGAGCAGATTTTCTTCCTTGGCCTCGACGTAGTATGCTTGGAGCTCTTCCTTCAGGTACTCCTTCACATCAGCGGCCTTATAACCGGCCCGGAGGGTCGCGGTAAGGGTATAGGTCAGTTCCACCATGTCCGGGGCACACACCGTCAAGATAGCGCCCACAGGGGCTTTCCGGTTGATGCGGTCGTCCGGGGACATGATGTGTTTCTCCACCGCCTCCAGAATGCTCCCGTTGGCCGGGTCGCCGTTGCTGTCCAGGATCACCAGCTTCACACTGTTCTTTACATCCGGGTTCCAGTTGGCGATGACAAAGGGAGTGCCCACACCGGCGACTTCCTTCGCCCAGCGGATATAGTCGGCATCGCATCCGACAAAGCCGGCCTCGGCTGCCTGGTTGGCTTCGTTGACACGTTCTCGGAGGGTGTCGTCGTCCTCTTCCTCGGTTCCTCCGGTAGTGCGATCTTCGTTTGTAATGCCGGTAATGCCTGTCATGGGTGTGGACATGATGGCGATAGCTCCAGCCGGTACATTTCCGCTGGGCCCGGCCTCTACCGCAGTTACACCGACATCTACGCTTCCAGAACCGCCAATCGTGACAGTCGCCTCCGTGGCAAATTCCACTGCTGGCGAGTTTCCGACCGCCGGGACGGCAAAAAGAAAGCCGGCGGGGATCTCCGTCCCCTCCAGCCCGGTCACGGTCACGATGCCATAAGCTGCGTTTGCCGGCCGGCGGGTCACATGTGCGGCGCGGGCGTGATAGTCCAGCCACTCACCATAGGCCCACATAGGCTGCATGAGCTTCAGCGTCTCCACAAGGTGGAACTCTAGCATTTCCGCCTTCTCCAGCGCCGTTGGCATCGTCATATCCCAGGGGAAGCCGCCCTCTGTGTCGTCGATGTCGGCCGGCAGCGCCTCCATCATGCGCTTGTGGATGGTTTCGGCGTCTTGGTCGTTTAGCCAGCTCGGCGGAACGAATACGGGGTTATCCAATACTTTTCACCTCCTCGGCGGGGATTGCAAGGGAAAACTCCTCCCAATCCTGCCCCTTCACAACACAGGTGCAGAAAAGGGAATCGCTTTCCCATGTGAATGTAAACCCTCTGACATACTCTGTCTTGGGGTTTACCATCAGAGCCTCGGTGATAGTGCGCTCTATGGCACTTTGGACGGCCTCCCGGTCTTCCTGGGCAAGTGCGTCTATCATTTCGGTTCCGATGTCCGTGGTGTAAGCCAGGCGCGTGAACCGCTCGGTCATAGCCACCTTCATGCACCACTGTTTATAGGCTTCCCGGCCATCTGCCTCCACGATTTTTCCTGCTCCGTCCTGGAGAAAGTCGCCGGTGTCGAAGTCAAAGTATAGGCTCCGGCGGTATTTTCGCTCCTGGGCGGCTGCCGGAGTTTCAATGGTTGGGACAGAATAGGTCGGGAAGAGGTTTTGTGTTGTTGCCACGGGCCTCCTCCTCTCATAACACAGACGCAGGGAGTACCAGGTCAATCACCACGGCGTCATTTTGCACCCATGCCACGAGAACGCGATCCCCAGGCAGCAACTTCCGCATCTTATCGGGGATCAGAACGTCGTGGACGTGGGGGCCTTCGCTGGTATGGGTATGGCTGCCATCTCCGCCAGTATGCCCTCCATGGGTGCCGCTGCTCCCATGGTTGTGGGTTCCGTCATTGGGCTTGCCAGCCTGGATGGTGTAGGTCAAATGCCCGCTGGTTGGGCCGATGGTAAGTTGACGGCATACGAGATAGTCGCCTTTGGGGATAGGATTGGGGTAGGTGTTCGTGAGGAGGCTGTAATCCCCCTGTATTTCCCCAAAGTCCAGAATCAGGGATGAATTGGCGTTCCGCTCCCGATCCATGCGCTCCTTGAAGACCCGGGCCAATTTGTTGGTGCCGGGGTTTCCCTCTGCTGGATTTATGGCTCCTCACTCCTCTCATGCTTTGGTGATAGTGTTGGGATAGACCCAGCCAATTCCGTCCACATGGTAAGGGCATGGCCGGCTGGTATCAACTTTTATGGTGATAGTACAGGTACGTCCGCTAAAGGTTTTACCCTTCCCAGTGCCGTAGCTGTCGCGGTAGACTGCACCGTTGAGGATCACCTTATCTCCCTTGTTGAAGTCGGTGCTGGCTGGCTCTTGGGCCTGTTCCGGCTGTTTAGGTGTCTCCTCAAAGGGCTTGATTCCCATGGTCATGGAGCAGGACGCCGCATTATGCTGCACAGACAGGACGATGTAATAGCCGTCCAGCGTCCGGCCGGTGACGTGTATCTTGTCCCCCTTCCGGATAGTCGGCACATCGGGCCCCTGAATGGTGGTGCTGCGGGTGTCCGCCTCGCTGTCACTGATGATCTTCTGGGCTGCTGCTTTGGCAGTCGCAAGGCTGTCATTCTCCTGGCGGTTATAAATGCGCTGCCTGGTGCCGAATCGGGTCTGCCCATCCACAATGGCCTCGACTGCCTGGCGGCCCTCGCTGTCCTCCTTGCCGACCACCTTCACACGGGTAATGAGCCCCTGAATGCTCACCTTGTCTTTGGTGACCTCAATGCTGCCGTCCTCGTCGAAGTGATAAATGGTGTCGTTCCCACCTTCAGGGAGGACGCTTACCGTTCCCTTGGAGGCCCGGATTATGCACTTCTCGGCACCTTGTTTCACGGCGTCGTCCAGAAGCTGCTCGATCATATCGCTGATATACTCGTTCTTGAATGGCGTCTTTGCGTGGGGCACATCGGGCCCTTTGTACTCCCCGACAGGTATGCCCCAATCGGAGAAAATGGCTGTCAGCGCGGCCTTGGTGCCCGTACCGGCGGTAATATAGCGGTTGTCCTGGCTGTCCTGCAAATTGAAAAGTTCATCATAGGCGAGGATGGAAAAGGTGTCCTTGGAACTCTGGTTGCTGGTGTCCCAATCAACGATGCTCCCCCGGGCGACCTCCTCGGTGCCGTCTCCCCAGTCAGCCACGACCGCGATGATGCACCCAGGCTTCAGAATATCAGACAGGTATTTCCCGTTGTACTTGGTGTTGTGGACGGTGAGGCTGACCCGCATAGCCAGTTCTCCTTCGCCTTCTTCCCAGCCCTGGTCTTCCGTGGCTCCGGTGATGTCCAGTTGCGTTCCATCCTCCGAGATGCCGATGAATTGGTACTTCAGCTTTTTAACATCAATCAAGGCGGAACCTCCTTTAGCTCGGAAGGGTGAAGACTTGGCCGGGATAAATCAGATTCGGGTTGCTGCCGATGGTGCTCTTGTTCAGCTCATATATCTCATTGTAGCGTGATCCGCTTCCGAGATACCGCTTTGCAATAGCCCAGAGGCTATCCCCGCTCTTGACGGTATAGGTTTTGGCCGACGCCGCTGCTGGCGCCGGCCGGGTGGCGGAGCTGGTTTCGTTGGTCTTGGCTGCCGGCTTGATGTTCAGCTCCGAGGTGGTGTAAACCTTGATTTCCTTGGCCTCGGTGAAGGTGACGCTGTAAGAAACATCTCCGGCGCCGCCGGTGTTCGTGGCCGTGAAATCAGAAATATAAACCTCATGGTTGATGAAGGTTTCGGTTACCATCAGGATTAAAATAGTGCCGTCGGTTCTCCATTGGTCGAAGATTGCCTCCAGCTCTTTTGGCTCCATCCAGAAGTGGCTTTTGATAAATCCGTAGCTCTTCCGACCGGAGCCGGGGAAGGTGCCGTCCCAGGAAAACGTCAGCAGCTTCGTCCCTCTGGGCAGCTTTACCTCCCCAATGTTGATAATGTCATAGCTTTGGAACTTGGTGCTCGCTTTGCGCTTCACCTTTTCCGGCAGCATGGAGAGCGCGATCCTGGTTCCGCTCTCCTTTTCGGTGATGTAGATGTCCAATATCACGCTCCTCCTTTCACCGGCATATTGGCAAAGATGCGAGCCAGCCGCTCGGCCAGCTCGTCGCTGATGTCGTCCACCATTTCCCGGATGCGGGCCTTGATGATGGCGACGATGCTCTCTTCATCCAGGCCGCTTTCCCTGGCCTCGACCACAAACTGCGGGCTCATTTCCAGATGCACGTCTATTCTGGGGCCGCCGGAGCTTCCGGTGTCGAGCGGAATGGCCGCTGTGTCTTCCGGCTCACCGACGATTCCACCTTCTGCATAGGGCCGCACCCCCAGGGCCTGGCCTGTGCGCTCCCACAGGTCGATGCCGCGGCCGCGCTTTGAGGGGGACAGTGGGATAATGCTCTCGGCACCATCTTCAGCCACAATGCCCATGTGCGGCCTTGTCATAATGCCGCCCCAGGCGTGTTCCAGCACGGTTGATTTTCCCTGGCTCGTGGTCAGTCCTGTAACTTCAGAACCTTTTTGGCCCAAGCCGCCGAGCCAATCCGTAAAGCTGTGCCACTGATCACCGATCCACGCACCTATTCCGTTCAGTTTGTCGCCGACCCAATCCCAGGCCGCAGACGCTCCATTTTTGATAGGCGTCCATACATTGTCCTCGAACCAGGTAGAAACACCGGCCCAGGCCGTGTGTACGGCATCTTTTGCGGCTGTAAACTTGTCACCAAGCCATGCACCAGCATCTTTGGCAGCAGTTTTAACTGGCTCCCATACATTTTCAGAAAACCATGTGCTGACCGTCTGCCAACTCTCACTCAAAAAGGTTTTTGCTTCTGTCCAGCGTGTGCTTACCCAGGTGGCGGCGTTCTGGGCGCCGGTTTTTACGGGCGTCCAAATAGATTCATCAAACCAGGTGGAAAAGTCGTTCCAGCGGTCACCAACCCATGTACGCGCCTCTGTCCAGCGGTCTTCTATCCACTGTCCGGCTCCAGCAGCCGCTTCCTTGACGGGCTCCCATACGTTGCTGTCGAACCAACTTGAAAAGTCCGACCAGCCATCAGAAATCCACTGTTTGGCCTCCGTCCATCGCTCGCTGATCCAGTCCCCGGCATTTTGCGCTGCTTCTGTAACTGGTGTCCAGATATTTTCATCGAACCATCCTGAAAAGTCGGCCCATCCTTCGCTGATGGTCTCCTTGGCACTACCCCAGGCACCGGCGGCGATATTGATTGCGGAAATGCCGACGTCCTTCACTGGTGTCCAGACAGAGCTATCAAACCATTCGCTGAAGCCGCTCCATTTTTCGCTGATCCAGTCTCCGGCAGAGCCCAACTTTTCAGATACCCAGGTTCCGGCATCGGAAGCGCCGGTTTTAATCGCCTCCCATGCGTTGCCTGCGGTTTCCTTCGTATTCTCCCAAAATGTAGAGAGGGCTCCGCCTTCGTCCAAGGCGTCAGAAATAACCTGGCCCAGGCTGTCACCGCCCAGGAGGGCGCCTATGCCTCCGACGCCGGCTCCCACAAGGGCACCGGGGACGGCTCCGATGCCGCCGAATGCTGCCCCGATAGCAGCTCCAGTTGCCGCACCAGCTCCGACCATGCCAATCTTAGTACCGCCTTTAGCGTATTCGTCCTGGGCCTCCTTGCCGCTGGTCTGGGTGCCTCGGATGATGTTCCGAATGCCGTCGATGATGCCAATGCCGCCGAGAATGCCGCCTCCGATACTGGCTGCGCCGGCAGCTGCTGCGCCGGCAGCAGTGCTGGCACCGCTGCCCAAGGCCACGCCTGCCTTTGCCAAAAGTGACCCAATAACGCCGCCGGGTGCCTGGGCCAGCCATGCCGCCTTACCGCCGCCGGCTGCCGTAGTTGCAACTTCTCCCGGAAGTGCGAGCTGCCCACCCGGAAGGGCCAGGGGAGCACCGCCTATGAGAGCACGACCTACACCACCAGCTCCGGCACCGGCGAGTACCGGAAGTGAGCTACCAGAAGCACCCGCCACATTCGCCGATGTGGAAGTCCGATTTCCAATGCTGTTTCCATAGACGTTGACAACGCTGGCGGTCACATTCATGGTTGTGGTGGTGTATCTACTTCCGCCTGATGCACCGGCCGCTTCTGTCGCCTTGCTGCCCTTTCCTCCGAAGAGGTTCTTCAGCTCGGCCAGCTTCCCCAGTCCGGTTATAATGCCTCCCAGCATTTTGGCTCCAATACCGATGCCAATCGCAGCAACGATTTCCTTGTTTTCGTCAGCCCAGGTCTTCAGGGCTGCGGTGATCTTCTCGGTGTCAAATCCCTGGGCGAACCCGTCGATGAAGGAGCTGCCCACGGTTTTTCCGTCTGCGAGAGCGTCGCTTACATCAATGCCAAGCAACCCAAGGAGGCCGGTGCTGATGGCGCTTCCAAGGCCGTGTCCGATACTGGCCGCTTTCTCGGACAACCAGGCTTTCCCCGTACTATTCCACCAGGCATCAAAGGGCTCCGCAATTATTTTGTCCCAGGCAAGACTTACTTTCTCCCCAAAGGATTCTGCATCCTTCCACTCCTGGGAGTTCACAAGGTCGCTGACGGTCTTCCGAAGACCGTCAATCCTATCCATGACCCATTTGCTGATGTTGGCACCGGCCTCTTTCCAAGCCTCGCCCCATTCGGCAACGGTGTCCTGGTTCTCATCGAGCCAAGTGGTGACCTTCTCCAGGCCGGGCTTAACACCTTCCCATAGACCTTCACCCCAGTTTCGGATCAGGTTGTTTTGGATTGTGTCCTTTATGGTGCTTATCATGCCTTTGGCCGTTTTGGACTGGTTTGCCATCATGCCGCCGAACCGCTTATCCATGCCGGTGAGGAGAGCTTGGATAGCCACTGAGGCATTTACGCTCTCATTTCCGATGTTGGCAACCTGCTCCGCCGTTAGGCCAAGCTCTTGCTGAAGGATCTCCGCTGCCGGCACGCCCATTTCCTGGAGCTGAAGCAGCTCTTCGGCTTGGACGCGGCCCTTTGCGTACATCTGCCCCAGGGCCCGAGTGATCCGGTCGATACCTTCAGCTCCAGCACCGAGGCCGCTGGATGTATCACCAATGGTCTCCATCATGTCCAGGATATTGTCTGCCTGGAAACCGAAGGCCAATAGCAGTTTGCTGCTGTCCAGCAGCTCTGGGAACTCAAAGGGCGTCGTATTGGCGAATTGCTGGGCCTCTTTCAAGAACTTGGTGGCCTTTTCGGCGCTGCCCAGCAGGGTGTTGAAGGCCACCACCGTCTGCTCATAGTCTCCGGCCAGGTTCATCGGCTGGTAGATGCCAGCAAATGCCCCCGTTGCCCCGAGCACGGCACCCTGGATTGATGTTACCAGGTTCAAAACGCCCCGAAGGGGGGCGGTGGCAATATCCAAGACCTTCAGGGTAAAGCTGAAAGTCCTCCCGGCAAAACCGCCCACCTTGGAGCGGACGGCTCCGATAACGCTGCTGGCTCTATCCAGCGCGTCCAGCACCACCCGGTATTTAGTGCGGTTCATCTTGTCCAAACGCTCTTGTGTCTTTCGGTTCACATCGTCAAAGGATTTCACCTTACGCTTTGCGCTGCTTACGCCAGGCTCGGTATTGTCCTCGACATCAATGGGGATTTCAATGCGAAAAGTTTCAGCCGCCATCCGTTTCCCCCCTTCCGTTGGTATCGGCGTCTATCTGCGCCCGCATGGATGCCCGGACAAAGATGCCGGTTCCTGGGCACGTCATGGCCTCCTCGGTCGATGTAAAGCCGGCGGCAGCCGCCCACGCCTCAAAACCGATACGCTGCAAGACGTGGTGGAGCAGGGTAGCTCTCCCGCCGGCCATGATTAGTTTTTTGTGGTGTCCTCTGCCATCATGGAATAGCCGCTGATTTTGTCGATATACTCCAGAATGGCGTCCTTCTCGCCGGCCTTCAGCACTCGGCCAATCAGCTCCACGCCGTTGATTACATCCAGGCGGCGCCATGCCTCGTGGTTATCCCACAGGCGCTCTCTGTCCTCCTTGACAGTGGCCTCGTAGATCAGGGCATTCCGATAGGAGATAGAATCGGTCTTCTCCGGCACACGGATACCGAGCTGCTTATTGCGGACGTACTTGGTGTACCGCTCCTTGCACTTCTGGTAGTCCTCTTCGCGGAGCGGATGCACCCGGAACTTGAAATAGACGACCCCGTTCCGTGCGACCTCCATAGGATAGGTTTCCTCCTCGCTCTCCTTGAAGCTGGCAGCAGCCAGAAGGCCACCCAGAATATCGTCCTCATATCTCCGCAAGGTGTCCTTCCCCTCGGGGGTGGTGGGATCGAGCTCTTCATCGGTGCCGGTTTCGGTTCTGATTTCGTCATAGCTGCTCATAAATCTGTTCCTCCTTATGGAGCAAGGCCGCCCCGCTGTCAGGGGCGGCCTTGCTTATTTGGGTGATATTTTCCCGGGTATGTGAGCTGTTTCCTTTTTGGAAACAGCTTGCGCATGAAATCACGCAGTCAAGAGCTTCTGAAGCTCGGGGGGCTCGTTGACGAACATGCTCCAGGCTCGCTTCAGCAGATCGCCCACGGTCACGTTCTGAAGGTCAATGGCACCGCTGGGCACACACTGGCGGTAGTTCATCCGCTGCTCGCTGCCGTTGCGCCCCTTGACAACGCCCTGGAAATTCCAGCTCGGCATGTTGCCACTGACCATGCCATCGAACAGTTCAGAGATAAATCGTTCATCGGTGACGACTACCTCGGTGAAGGTGAGGGTCACGCCATAGCTCTGGAACACCTCATGCTCCTGGGCATCGCCCAGAGGCTGGTACTTGGCGTTGGTTACATTCACCTGGGTCTGAAAGCTCTCGCAGGTCGCCAGCATTGTGCCGTCGTCGCTGTAAAGAGCACCGTCTTTCCCGGTCAGAGCCAGTCGGGTATCAATGGGGCCTCTGTTATTCAGCATCGCTTCTCACTCCTCTCTTACTCGGCTCCGCTGGTATCGGCCGCGAACCGGAACCGGTAGGTCATGTACGCCTTCTCCATGCTGTCCTTGTCGTAGACCTCAAAGACGAACCAGGCGCTGTCTCCCTGGGCCGGGTTGCTGTCATCTTCCAGCATCTTCGTCCCATCCAGGAGCTTCTTCTCTCCGATCATGGTCTTAATGACACCGTTGCCGGCGGCAATCACGGTCGCCCGGCCATCAGTGTCATTATCTACCTTGCCCACCAGCTTCTCGGTGGTGTCGTCCACGCGCTGCATCAGCTCAAAGCGGGTCTTGACACGGCGGATCTTCTTCCAGCCCTCGTCCTGCTCCCCGTTGGGGGTGATAAGGGTGTTGATTCCCTGCTCGATCTGAACCTGACCGCTCTCGTTCTTGGTGAGGACGATACAGCCCTTCTTCAGCGCATTGATAATCTGGGTGTTGGTGAGGGATTCCACCAGGTCGGTCATACCAGACAGCACCTCGTGAGTGAGGCTCTGGTTGGATGCAATGGCCGCAATCATGCCGCCGACCCGGGCGGCCAGCTTGTAGCCCTCATAGACGTTCCCGCTGGCGTCCTTGGCGGAGTTGAGGACATAGTGCATCTTGGGGTCGTTGAATGCAGCCGCGTTTGTCATGCGGGTGTCGAGGGCGGTGCTGGTCTTGGGTGCGACACAGCCCATGGGGTAGGCCCCCGCCTCATAAATGCGGTTGAGGTAGGTTGCCATCAGAGTATGAATAGCGGTGTCCTCGGTGTCTACGCACAGCACATTCCAGACGTAGGGCTCCAGTGCGTCAAACGCCGCACTGTACTCCGTCGTGGAGGCCGTGGGATTGGTGCCGGGGGTAATGACCTCCTGGAGCACATCCTTCAGCGGGCCATTCACGCTGTCCTCCGGAGTGAAGATAAAATCCTTCGTCTTGGCAGCCAGCGCCTCCTTCAGCGCCTTGGGCTCTCCCTCGCCGGAGGGGAAGGATACCTTCAGGAACTCGGTCGTACCGTCATAGATGATGCACTCCCGGTCGTCCGTGGTGAGGCTGTCCCGAATGGTGACGGTAAACTTGCGGTCACCGACATAGGCTCCCGTAAGGGTGCCTGCGTCCGTTTCCGAGTTATTCTTCAGCTTGACGCTGGGAACCGTACCCCCGGTGCCGGCGCGGACGAAGAATCCAGAGGTGATGCCTCCGTCGAACATCTTGGTAATCAGGTCTTCCGTCTTTCCAGAACCGAAAATCTGATTGACCTTGGTGCTGGGCTCCATCTCGATTGCCTGATTCAGCGGGCCCCAGTTGGCCTGGATCACGCCGGCGCCGATGCCGTTGATGGCACCGGCAATCGAAACGCCGCCGGCGTTCTCATAGCGGTGGTAAATGCCGGGGCGGGTTTTGGTTTCGCCAATGGTAAATGTTCCGGCCATGATTATTTGACCTCCTTCTTCGCAAAATCTTCAGCCAGCTTTTTCGCCTGGGACTTGGAAGCCCTGGTGAGGCCGGCTGTCTTCAAGGCTGCCGCCATAATATCGGGCGACACCCCAAATTTGGATCGGGCTGCGGAAACGAGCTCCTTGGCGGAATACTCCGCTTCAGGTGCCGCGGTGCCAGCAGCTTTCGCTGCGGTTTTCTGGGCCATATTGACCCTCCTTTCTCACGGGTGGTAAGTGTGCATAAGGGGATGTGCATAGGGTTTCCGGCGCAGCAGGCCGAACCGGACGGAAAGCTGGAGCTGCCCCGCCGCAAGTGCAGACGCGCTGCTGTCGGCCTTGATATTGGTGAGGAACATAGGGGACTTATCCAGCATAATCACCTCGCCGTCCAAGGCCAAGGTGTCCACCAATGCCTTCAGCCACTCTATCTGCACCGCCTCCGGTGCGAAGATATGTCCTATCAGCACTCCATTCATCCATGCGACGGTGTTCGTTTCCCGATATAGGGACAGGGATAAAATACGAAAGTAGAAAATGGGTTTCTGCTCTGTGGCAGTGTTGAAGGGGGCCAGGGTGTCCCGCCCAATGACAAGAGCACCGGGGGCCCAATTCTTAACATACTCATTGATGGCAAGCACCGGATCTGGGTCTGTGGTTTCATGGGACGGGAAGGCGAATAGGTCAAACAGGACGGTGATACCGTTTACCAGAGCTTCGTCGCTGCGCTGGGCCTGGAATGCGTCAGAGCTTGCCCACGACAGGCTGAAAGGCGGGGTTCCGTCTGGCTGAAGGAAAATGTCGCGCAGGGCGGTTCTGACTTCCGGCTCTAGGTTCTCCGGTGGCTCCACATTCTCACTGCACCAGATATTGACTGTGAGCTTTCCCTCGGCGTGGCGCTCTGGATTGCTCTGCATGTCAACGATGTAGTCGATGCGGGGATATTGAGACTTGCCGCCCCAGCCCTCCGCTGTGTCCCCAGGAGTGGTCTGGTAAAACACAGCGGGCTCCCCATCCCACTTTGCCAGTTTTGCCGCCAGAGCTTCCGTCCCTGTTAGGCGGGAATAAATCAGATCTTCCAGTGTCACAGCTCCGTGCCCTCCTCCTGGATGTCCTTCAGGTCTTCTGACCACAGGAGCGTCCATTTTCCATCCGCAACTTCGGCCGCTTTGATGGGGAAGTAGTTTGACACGTTCCGCAGCCCCGGAAGATAGAGGACAACCAGCTCCAACTCGGAGGCAGCGGCAATGATGCCATTTCTGGGCTCCGGCCATGTATGGTATTGTGCTCGCACCAAATCCCCAATGTGTACGGCCTCCAAGTCAAATGACTTCACGGAACTTTCTTTAATCAGCGGCATTTCGCTCCTCCTTTCCTTCAGGTGTGGTTGTAAGGCTGGCCGAATATCGTCATAACCTTCGGTTTTGCCTTTTCGATGATAGGCTCTTCAAATGGCCTGGGTGCCATTTTGTGGGTGCCCTCTTGGAGAATAGGGGCATACTTCTTATCCGTCCAGATAGCCGGCCGGATTTTGACTGTCTTCCCGTCCTTTTCTGATCTTGCCTGCTGCTTCCAGCTCACCCGGAGGCCGCCGGTTCTCACGGCCGGCGGCTCTCCGGGTGCAGAAGCCGTATAGGTACTGCTGGAGTGCGGCCGCTTATAAATACGGCCGCTACGCTGTCCACGGAGCACCTGGAGGGCCGCGTTTCTCAGCTCGTTGGCCGCCCGGAAGCCCCTGGATTTTGCTTGCGCCGTCACTTGGCCCACGATGCCGGCCACGGTATCATCCAGGTTGATCTCCATCGACATCGCTCCTTTCCTCCGCATAATAAATCGTCCAGAGGCCCAAATCTCCAGGGCAATCAACGCCCTGAATATAGAAATAGCGCCCTTGGTACACGAGGCGGTCTTCTGGCCCCGCCTTAGGCCGCCCGCGCTGGGTGATGGTGTGAGTGATAGGATGTGCGTTCTGCTGGCGGAACCGCTCTATCTCCTCTGGCTTGGCCTCTGCCAAGACGGCCAGGAGGTGTGGGGCTCCTTCAGACTGGAATGCCGCTGTTTTTCGGCCCCGGCTGGTCTTCCCGGTGATGCGCTTTTCTACCCAGAAATCTTTGAAAAGGTTTCCCGGCCTAAGGTACAAGGTGCCCACCTCGTTTCCCTCTGGTGGAGCCCATTTCCCGGTTATCGTGCATCCCTTCGTAGAAATAGGGCGGGCGGGAAAGCGCCTTGGGATTCGCGCTCGGGGCTCCCATGGCAGCACATTCGGCCTTTAGGTCGTCGTACATAGCTTTCCACGCCTCCGCCCTCTGCCGCAGGGAGAGGGACAGGGGGCCCACCTTTGTGTCAACCTCGTAGGAAAAGCGGCGGACGACGCTCTCCAGAAGCGCCAACTTGGCCCGGCGCCAGCTATTTGGGTAAATGGAAAGGGCGGCTGTGTACTCCTCGTCGCACAAGGCACAGGTTTCCATACCGCCCTCCACCATCGTATCGCCAAGCTCAAAGCGCATCCGGTCTTTCCCATTCTCTTTGATGTGGTCTGGCTCGTAAGTGTAGGTGGACATCAGGCGCCACCTCCGCCTCCCTGCGCATCATCCAAGGCTTCCGCTCTGGCCCGGGCGGCTTCTTTGATGCCTTTCCGGCTGTCCAGAGCGTTAATCAGGATCAGCGCCTCCTCACTGTCAATGCCTTCGATGGCCGGCTTGGCTTCCTCGACTGTGAGCTGAAGAATGCCGGCGGTCGTGATGATGTCCTCCGGGGTCGCCACGACCTCGTACACACCACCGTCAACAGTGAGGGGGATAGTGATGGGGCCAGGCTCCATAGTCGGTGTCAGCGGCTCCGCAGGGGGCTCACTCTGGCCCTTTGGCGTATCATCCACCTGTGTGATGTAGCCCTGGCGTGCCAAGGCGCGGACACGGGAGGGAAGGACGGCCCCGGCCGGGATTGTCTGGCCGGGGGTATAGTCAACGCCGCCCAGGGTGAGCCCCTTGGTGCAAATAAAATCGCTCATAGGGGCCTCCTTTCTCACACACAGTCCTTCATGTAGATCGCCAGGTCATCGGCGGTCTTACGCATATCGGTGGACATGAGGCCCTCCACAAACTCGCTGTGAGTGCCGTTCTCCCCCTCGAACTGGTCGAAGGCCGTCCAGGCTCCGTTGCCCAGCATATCCCAGGTGAAGATGTAGCCGGCGGACGGCTCGTCAATGGCGGGGCTGGGAGTGGCATAGCAGAGGAGAGCGCCCTTGCTGTCGCAGATAAACTGCATATTCTCCTCGCCGATGCCACCGGCGTTATAGGTGCTCTCCAGAACCTTGACCTGCTCAACGCCAAAGAGCTGCGCCAGGACGGCGGGGGTCACATTGGCGGGGTTGGCGGTGGTGCCGGTGTACTTCACCCGCTCCAGCAGATCGGGGTGGTTCTTCAGAGCCAGATAGGCGTCATAGCCGAGGGCCAGACGGTTGGGCTTCCGGCGGCCGCTCTGCTTGATGTCCTTGATCCGCTCGTCAAAGAAGTGGACAGGGTCAAAGTTGGCATCAGAGAACTTCAGGAACTGCTTGCCGGAGGCGCTGGAGGTGACGCCTGCCCACTCCTGACCCCACACACCGGCCTTGAAAAAGCCGCTGGCAAACAGGATGTCCAGGTGGATGAGCATCTGCTCGGATGCAAAACGAACCTTGGCCCGGCGGGGGTCAGCCACACCGGGGGCGCGGCTGCGCTGGAAGTTGAGGGCCTCGATCTGGTCGATGCCCACGATAATCTGATCCACTTCGCACTTGTAGGTGTCGTCCGTCTGCCCCATGATGGCGGGAGTTACCTTGCCGTAGGGGGGCTTGCGCCGCACGTTGTCCCGGGCCAGGTCGCCCTTGCTGAACTTGTAGTAGTAGCTGGAGGCCAGGGGCACAGGGCAGATGGGGAAGATGCTGGGGGCCACATAGTCGCCCGCCTGGGCGAAATAGGCCATAGACATATTGGTGAGGTAATTGTTCGGCTTCCAGCCCTTGGCGATGTCGGCCTGGATGCCTGCGGTGGTGCTTCTGCCGTTCATGTTCATGGTTTGCTATCTCCTTTCTCTCAGCCGCCTACTCCGGCGGCAGCGGTAAAGCCGGGCTTGCTGATCTGTACCTGGATGACCTGGTCAGCGGCGGTGGCCGTGTCCAGGGCAACCGCAACAGCAAAGGCGCCATTGGTGGCCTTAATCAGTTTGCCGTTGGCATCGGCGGCCAGAATGTCGCCGGCGTTCACAGCGGCGCCGACCTTTGCCAGCCCAATGTCCTTGACCTGGATGGTGACCTCCTCGCCGGCCTCAACGGTGCCAGTCTCGGCGACCATGATGCCGATAGGGGTCTCGCTGGCTTTGGCTACCGCTACACCGTTCTCGGTGAGCGTGGCGGCCAGGAAGGCGCCGTCGGTAATCTTGGCGGATGCTTTGGCGATGATGGTTGCACTGTTATTGATGATGGAACCGAAGTAGCTCATAATCGTTCCTCCTCTCTTATCGTCCGCTCTCGTACTCATGCACGAGGTCGGGGTGCTGCTCACACGCCTTATCCACGGCCTGGGCCCAGGTCATGGTGGGTGCGGCCTTCTGAATAGCCTCGGCGTGCTTCTCGATCTCGGCCCAGGCACCGCCGCTGGTAGTACCAGCACCGCCGGACTTACCTACCTCGGAAAAGAGGCCGGACTTCTCCACGGCAGCCACGCTGGCGTCCAGCACGGCGATCATCTGGTTGTAGGCGTCTCCGCCGGCGGCCTTCAGGCTCTTCAGTGTGGGCACCAGCTCCTCGGCCTTCTTGCCGATGATCTCATACTTCTTGGCAACCTCCTGGAGCTCCCGCTCCTCGGCGGCATCGGCGGCCTTGCGCAGCCGCTCCAGCTCGGCCTTCACAGCGGGATGCAGGCCCTTGTAGATGTCCTCGTCGCCCTCCTGGGGCTCGGCGGCGGGGGCGGCCTTTGTGGTGGGCGCGGGCTCCCCGGTGGGCTGGGCGGCGGGGGGCTCGTCGGGAATGCCGGCCTTCTTCTCGATAGCATCGAGGGCGGCCAGCTCCTCGGCGGTCAGCTTGCTCTTGTCAATCTTCATGTCTTCAGGTTCTCCTTTCTCGGATTTCGGATTAGTGGGCTCCGGCTCATTGGCCGGCTCTGGGTCTTCCGCCTTGGCGATCATGTCGTTGAGGCGGTCGCGGGTCTGCTTGGCAAACGCCAGGCGCTCTGGGGTAAGTTCGGGCATGGCGGACTTGGCGATTACGCTGGGGACACCTCCAGCCCATTTGGGGATAGCTCCCTGGGTTGCCGTGGTAAACTCGGTGAGGCTCTCATTCATTTTGGATTGCTTCTCGGTGTCGGTGAGGGCCTCGTCCCAGAAGATAGAGCAAAGGCTATCCTGGAGCATCCAGCAGAAATCCCAGATTTCATCCGCTGTCTTCCGGCGCTGCCTCTGTGCCACCTTCTCGTCAAAGGTGACGGCATCTTTCTGGATGGCGGTCACCGCTTCGTCCACTTCGGCATCGGTAAGGCCGACGGCCTTGGCAATCCTGGTGAGCAGGCGCTTCACCACCCCCTGGGGCTCCTCCTGGTGGGTGGGCTCCTGGGCCTCTCCGTCCTTTCGCTTGAACAGAACGACATCGGCCCGCTTGTTGTCCCCGGCATCAACAAAGTCTACCTTCGTCACTTCCAGGCCCTTCAGTTTTGTGGGCACGCTGCTTTCCTCCTTTCTTGGGCGTGTATATAAACAGGTGGACAGCGGTTGTCCGCTGCCCACCGGCTTATCTCATGTGGGTGGTTCTTTCCGTTTTGGAAGATACCACGCTTATTCTTCGGTTTCCTCTCGGATGGCTGTGCCTTCAATGGAGAACATGGGGTAGGTGCCGTCCTTTACCTTGGCCCACACATCCTCGTCGGTGACCTTAAAGCCGATCCACCAGCCGACGGGGAGAGTGCCCTCCGGGATTCCAAGGGCGGCCTGTTTCTCTGCGGTGAAGACCATACTCTCCACCAGGACGGCGCAGCCGCCCCTTTCATGCATCTCTCCGCCTTCACGGTAGAGCTCCACGAACCCATAGGCCGCCTGCTCCAACTCGGACGGCTCCAGTTGGTCGCCAGACCAATCTTCAGTCTGCTGCCCCTCTTCATCCTGGGACACATAGGCCCACCCGAAGGCCAGGTGTTTATCCTCGTCGGCCTTTTTGATGGAAAACCGGCCGGTGATGGTGCCGGCGGTCTTTTTCACGTCGGCGGGCTGCCGGCCGGCCAGCTCATTGAATGTGAACATTTTGCATCACTCCTCTCAATGCGAAGGGGGCGAAGCGCCGTAGCGCCCCGCCCCCGGGTCAGTCTTCAGTTGGGAAGTGGAAGGTCTTCCGATACCACTCGTGAAGGTCATCGGTGGTCGTGATTTTGGAGGCGATGGCCTCTCCCATCCCGACGCGCTTTGCAATCCAGCGGCGGAACTCCTCGATGGTAAGCTCTTTGAATACCCATTCCCCGGGCATGAAACCGTCGCTGCGGAAGACGAAGCCGCCGGCGGTCTCCCGGAGCACGGCGCCGGGCTGGGAATGGGGCCGCTCTGGCGGGGAAATGAAGCGGAGCTCTTTCCCGCCCGTCCCGGTGTGGACATGGACATCTACGGCGATGCCGGAGAACTTCGGTTCTCCCGTCCAGCGGTAGTAATAGGCTTTGCGGCGGTCAATGCTCATATCTCATTCCCCACTTTCACGAAATCTTCAATCGGAACCCCGTTTACCTCGGTGATGCCCGCGTCCTTCAACTGTTTTAGGAGGTCGGCCCGCCTCGCCTCATTGGGGCACATGATCCCGGTGAAGTGCTCCTTCGGTATGCCGTGCCGGAACATGACCTCGTTGCTTGCCTTCCAACTGGTAGCCAAATAATCAATGAATTCCAGGGCCCTTTTCCGGCCAAGGAGCTCCCCTTCATCCGTGGTGCCGAAGTTGTCGAAGGTGTATGCGTACCAGTCGGTGCGCTCCAGCTCCTTCGGGTCGATGATGACCCGGTAATAACCACCGAGATAGCTGTCATCGAAGCGGGGCTGATCGCCGCTCTTCATTTTGACGCCTATCCGGGTGAAGACGCTGTCGCTTCCGCCGGTTCTCATATCATCCCCCGGGCTTGCCCCGGTGAAGTCCATTCCATACAGGCAGCGGGTGTTGGTAGACATGAAACCCTTCCCATTCAGAATTCCGACAAGGGCCTCCGGCCTTCGCACGCCGGCCCATAGATATTTCAGGCCGGCTTTCTGGTACTCGGCGCTGATGCCCTCCTCAACAAGGGTCTGATAGCCGTCGAACACCTTCCGCATGACCATGTGCTCTGCTCTGCCCGGGTCGATGCCCTCTTCCTGAAGGATTGTGTTTAGTGTACTCTCCAAAGCGCCGCCTTGCAACCCCTTCAGCTCTTTCATCCGCCCGGGAGCATGTTGCCAGAGGAGCCGGCTCTTCTTGAATATCGCCTCGGCCTCCGCTGTCGGAGTAGAGGCCAGGCCGGAAAGGCCGGCCCGGTCAAGGAGATTTTTGGCCGCTTTGGCGTCGGCTGCTCCGTTCCCGGTAGCCGGCACCCGAAGCCGGAAGAAGCCCTTCCAGGCGTTGTACTGCTGGGAGCCGTTGTGAACATAGAGCTGGAAGGTGCCGCCGGAATCCTCCATGGTGCGGGCCTTGATTTCTACCCCGTGCATATTGATTGGCCGGGAGGCCAGCAGGGCGAGGGTATCGTCTGCCTGCTCGAAGGTTAGCTGCTTTACCTCGCTTTGCTTCTTCAGGGTGTCCCAGGTCTGCGACCAGGTGCTTTCGGCCAGCTTCCCGGTGATTTCATAGACATCCTGACCGTCCAGGTTGACTTTCCGGGCGGTCAGATTCAGGCCCTCCACCATGCCCTCGTCGCTGGATACCGCGACGCCGATGCGCTGCGGCGGGATCTGGCCGAAGTCTTGAAACAGGTCGCCGGCGTCAACTGCGCCGGTGCGGGGTGGCCGGGGCGGTTTCTCCGTTGTCCGGCCGAGGCGCTCGGGGCGAGTGGCCTCCAGGTTCAGCAGCTTGGCCTTGGTCTTGGCGCTGATCTCCACGGCCTTCACCGGGTCGGAGATGGCCTCGATCAGCTCCTTCTTGTTGAACTTGTTGTAGTACGGGATTCCCTTCTGCTTGGCGAGCTGCTTCAGCTCCGCCACATTCATCTTCTTCAGAGCATCAGCGGAATGGGTGACAGCCGCGAGGGGCTGCTTGGCTTGCTGGGCCACTTCGTCGGCCCAGGTAAATATCTGCTTGCGGCCGGTGCGCTCGGTGAGGAGGTCGGAGTAAAAGGCCCGGTAGGTCTCCCGAAGGTTGTCCTTCCGCTCCACAATGGCGTCCAGCAGAGCCTCGGCCTCTTTGCCCTTGCCATGCAGGGCCTCGGCATAGTCCCTGAATATCTCCCGATATTCGCTGTCAGGAATGGCCTCCACGCGCTTGATATAAGCAAGGGTGTCTTGGAGGTCAAGGTCAAGCTCACCTTTGGCGAACCGGCGATAGATGGTGTTATAGATGGGCTCCGTCTCCCCGTAGCTCTTGTTGGGGTGGAAGGCGTAGCTCATGGCCTGGGCGCCGTCCTTGCCGATGTACTTGAAGGACTGCTCCTTGTCGATGCCCACCAGACGGCCGGAGCTGTCGGTGACGAAGTTCCCGCCGTGGCTGTCGTAGTTCCCCAGGAGCCAGTCAGTGACATGCTCCCGCTGGAACTGCTGCGCGGAGCCGTCTGGGAGGTGGCCGCCGCTGTGCTGCCATGCCTTATAGTCCGTGGCGCTGCCGATGGTGGTGATCCGCTTCTGGAAGGCGCCGAACTTGCCACCCAGCTCCCCGACGCCGACAGGAACGGCCGTATCTGGGTCAACGATGTACTGCACCTTATAGCCGGCCTCCTGGACATAGGCCCGGAAGGCTTCAGGGGAGCCGCTCTTGGTCTGGGCCGGCTTGAATAGCCACTCCTGGCCGGCGCCGTCCCGGTATAGGTGCATCTCCCCGGTGCCGCCCAGATTTGGCTTGCCCTGATAGGTCATGCCGGACGGGATGGGAATACTTGGGGCAGCCACAGGAGACGGCGGCTCCGGGAGGTCTTGCTCCGGGGGATCCCCCCAGGTGGTAGGGGGCTGTTCCGGCTCTTGCTGCTCTACCTCTGGTGGCTCCACCTCCCGATATTCCACGGCGCACCGACAGCGCGGGTGTGCCGGCGGTGTCTTCTTCTGGCCGGCATATAGGCTCTTTCCCTTGAAGTCAAACTCCCCATCCATGTCGATTTCCTGGCCTTCCAGGGCCGAGCATATCTCACACACACCGTCGTCGTAGGCGGTGCTCCAGACGCGCTTCACCTTGCCGATGAAGCCCTGCTGCTGGGCCTGGATGATTCCATCGTCGGCGCCCTTGTTGTAGGCGTAGGCGAGTTCTGTGGTGGCGATGGTATAGGCCCGCTGCCGGTGCTGCTTGGCGGCGTACTTGGCCGCTGCGTCCCGGGCGGCTTTGGCGGCCGTGGCCTCCTTCATGGTTGGGTTATTCGCCAGCAGGGTCGCCTTCAGGTGCTCGTAGTAGTTCAGGTTGGCGAGAGCCTGGGGCTTAGTGAGCCCGATTAGGGGGCGGATGGCACGGGCTAGCTCGTCGCCTGTCCATGCCCCGGTCGTAGCCCGGTCGATCATGCTGGTGATTGCCTCCCGCTGGTCGTCCGAGATATTCGTTACCCATTCGGCGCCGTGGGTGGCCGTCCAATTCTGGATGCCTTCTCCCATAGGGTCATAGAAGAAATCGGGGTGCTGGGCCTCCAGGGCGGCGTTTGCGGCTTTGGCCGCATCCTGCCAGATGCCCTTCAGGTGCTCATTGACGAAGTTGGCGTAGTCGGCCTGCCAGGCCGCCAGGGTCTTCTCGTCGATATAGCCCTGCTGGATAGCCTCCCGCAGCTCCTTGTAGGTCACGGCCTGCTGCTGGTCGTTCCACAGCCTGGTAAGCCAGTAGACCGGCTCGGGCTCCGCAGCGTTGAGGAAGGCGTTGAGGCGGTCAAGGACATCCTGGGCGCCCTGGCTCTTCTTGGCCTTTAGGATGGGACGCACTCGGGCCCGTTTCATCACAGCGAGTTTCCGCATCAATCATACCTCCCGAGGCGCCGTTTGGCGGCCTCTACGGCGTCTTTTTCATCGTCCGGGAGTTCTCCATCCTGGTCTTCCTCCTGGCCGGCGGCTGGCTTCATAGATTGGCCTTTGGGCGGCTGTTGCCGCTCCCGGTTCTGCTGGTTGAGCTGTGTGCCGTAGTCTTCCATGCGCTCCGGGAGGTTGGCGGCCTGGCGTACATAGTCCTCCACGCCTTCATCCGGGATTAGGATGCCGGCGCCGGTGACTTCCCGCAGGAAGGTGCCCAGGGTGGCGAGGTTGGGGCTCTCCACGTCGCCGTGGGTCATTTCCGGATAATCGGTGATACCCCGGAAGTGCTCGCCGTTCAGGTCAATGAGCCGGGGGATTGCCTGGTTGTTGAAGACCTCACAGATAATATCCAGGTAAGCCCCGATAGCCGTGCCGAAGAGCTTGGTCTTGTCGCTGGACAGGGCAAAACTGCCCACGTTCTGGTGCCCCAGCAGCACGAAGTCCGCCAGCACCGTCATAGCAATGCGGCTGTCGTAGCGGTCGATGATGCTGTTGGTGTCAAACTGCCGGCGGCCGCCGGTGGACAGCAGCTCCAATGTCCAGCCTGAGGGCTTTACCAGCCCCTCCAAGCTGTCCCGCCGGACGTTCTGCACAATCCGCTCCGCCTGGGCTCTGGCCGTCACCATGTCCGGGTCTTCTGTGTCCCAGATGTCCAACCCCTCCGGCGCGGTGATCACCGGGAGGCCGGCGAGGTCGCGCTCAATGCCGATGCCCTCTATTTCCTGGATGCGCCGCTTGAAGTACCAATCCCGGTAGGCGTTGCGGAGGATGCTGCGCCCCTCCGGGTTGCCCTTCCGGCTCTTCGTGCGGAAGAGCAGCAGCTTTTCCACAGGTATCTCAATCAGGCCATAGTCCGGGGGTGGCATCTGCACCAGGCCCATGAGGTTGTCCCGGGCGTCATAGCGCCACTCATAGAGGGTTTCCTGGGCCCGGATGGGCAGCTTCTGCCAGCCAATTAGGCCGTCCCCATACTTGCTCTGGAGCCGGGGGTCGTTGCTCCGGCCGACCCGGCGCTTGTAGACGATTTCGTGGGCGCTCCAGCCATAGGTCAGGAAGGACAGGATCTCCGCGATGGTGTCCGTCCAGGTGTCGGCCATATCATCCATGCAGCTCTCCACAAACTCGGCGGCCTCCTTGTCCTTGGCCGTGTCCCCGGCTGGCTGCACTTCCCACACGGCCTGCCGAATCAGCATCTCAATGGCGAATAGGATAGCGCCCACGATGTCGTCATTCTCCGACATCTCTCGGAACGCCTGGACTCCCCGGCGGCCCTGGAGCTCCGTCAAGAACTCTTCCCGGAAGACACCGCCCCAGCGGTTTTGTCCTATCCGGCCGATTTCACGCAAAGTAGCCACGCTTTTCCTCCTTTCTCCAGCGTATAAGAAAACGGCCACCAAGCGGCGGCCGTCGGACTGGCGGTGTTCTGTTGTTCACGGTATCGAAAATGCCCAGGCCACACCCAGCTACCGCCCACGGCTTTTCAGTGGGCAAAGAGGAACTTCCCCTGGGTCTGGTAGGTTAGGTATGGTCAGGTATGGTATGGTAGGTTAGGTTAGGTTAGGTACGGTTAGGTAGGCGCGTAACTTCGGATTACTGGTGCGTTACAAGTGCGTTACACACTAATCCCTTTCATAAAAGTTTCTATTTCAGAAAAGAATTGCGGGATTTTATCAACATTTCCACACTTTTTTGCACACAACTCTGTCTTCAAATACCCATATCATTCTGCCTGTGTGAACAAATAATCTCCTTCAAAAAATCCGAATGAAATTTCGTCGAGCGATTACCAAATTACACAGAAATGCTACACCAGATTTCATGTGCGTTACGTGCGAAAAGGTAACGCATTACACCCTTGTTACACTCCAATTACACCAGAATTACAGGCGCGTTTCCGGACAGAAAGGGCTGGGAGCTTATGGCCCCCAGCCCTTTCGCATTCACCAATCCCAATATTCCGGCCCCAGCTTTTGGTCGATAATGTGCTGGAAATAGGCTCTATACTGCTCATTTCGATAGATAATTTCGAGTACAGAGCACTCTTCCTGGCCGGTTTTCTCAATATATCGGAACCGCTCTTCGTCCAGCACGGTGTCAAACTTCTTTTCTACCATATCGTAGAGGCGGCGAAGAATGGCCGGCTTTGAGAGATTGAAGTTATATTCCAGCGTTTCCAGCTTCTCGTTGAATTTCCTCATCCAGTGGCGTCGGGTAGTTCGCGGAATGCTGAGGTCAGGGGGGGCAATCAATTCTGCCCGGGGGACTTCCTGCGCCTGATGTTCCAGCGCCTCGATGCGGCTCGCCAGCGCCTCCACAACACCCGTCATGCGCTCCAAGGCATCAGTTATTGCGGGGGCTGCCTGCGGGGCTCCATAGGCCCCCGTGGCGCGGATGGTGGGAAGCACCTCGGCCGTCACCCACTTGCGGAAGGGCTTCGCCTCTGGCTTATCCGAGCGAAGGATCACGGCGTATAGGCCGCTCTCATTGATGATGGTCATATCCTGGGGACCGCCAGGGGTGTGAATCTGCCTCATACCCTTTTCGTCAGGATCGAGGCGCTCCGCTACTCTGGATGGTGTACCAAGGCCCAGAACCCGACAGACATCGGAGAGGATGAACCAGGGCTGGCCGTCCTGCTCAATGGCGCGGAAATCGCGGCCATGGTACCGGAATACCTGGAGCTCATTCACGGCTCTGCATCTCCTTTCAGAAGGCGACTGAACGTGGCCGCCTTGTCTATTTCGCTGCGCCAGGCGGTGGCCTGGGTGCTGTCCAGAATATTGGCCTGCTCGGCTGCGGAGATATGGGCCAGGGCCTTTTTCTGGCCGTCCTTCAGATCATCCATATCCTGCTCATGGAGAAGGTCAAAGACCATCTGCTTCAGCTCGGCCTCAATGGTTTCTCTCGCTGTCATGCCCGCACCCCGCTTTCGTTAAAAGCCAGATAGGCACCGGCAGCAGCCTCGAAGGTGGGCGCGGTGATAAGCACCACAGTCGCGCCGTCCTCGGCCTGGCGGGTGTAGGTGTGGAGCTCCTCGTCGGGGGAAATGGTAATATAATACCGTGCCTCCATCTATTTTTCCTCCTTGAAATTCCCCCGGAGGTCTGATAGAATGGATTTATCAATCCTTCGGGGTTGTGTTGCGGAGGACACTCGCTATGCTTTGACCGGCGGCGGGTGTCCTTCACTCTTTTTTCAGGTCGTTTTCCAGTTTTCCGATGCCCCGTTCAATAGCTTCGGTTTTGCTCACATTTTCCTGGGAACAGTAAGCCTCCAGGATTTCCTTATTATGGTCATTTATCCGAATGCTAATTTTATGGGGGCGCGGATTGTCTGTTGGACGGCCCTTCTTTTGCGCCGACATCTTATCACTCCTTTTTGTCTGGCATAAATAGAGTAACATTTTGTCTGGCAAAAGTCAATACCCTGTGATATAATACTTTCAAAGAGGCTTATGGGAGGGGTACTTATGTCTTTGCTCGGGTCGCTTTTTGGGCGGAAATCAAAGCCGCAGCGGTCTTCAAAAGACCAATTTTTGCATGAGACGGTCGCCCGTCAGGTTGAAATCCTTCAGGACTGCGTGGAATTGGTGAATGATTCATGTAATTTTTCTACCGTGGCCCGGCGTTATGAAATGCTCATTGGAACACTGCATGATTTAATGGCATACACGCCCGAGGAGCTCCAGCGTGCGGGGGTGCGGCCGGAGAAACCGTTCAAGGAATACCTGGACGAAATTTTGGCGAAAAAGGATATAATCATCAATCAGGCAATCAAGAGGGCTTATGACGACACAGTAGCGAAGGCGTCGGAGCTCAAAACAGAAAAAGGGCGCCGGGCTCGCCTGGATAAATTCAGGGAAGAGGTTTTGAACTCTGACGTCCTTTCGGAAAACAACATCGTTTACCTGGAAGCGCTCTTTTAGTACAACGGGGGCCCCAATTCGGGGCCCCCTTCGCTTTTACTTCGCGTCCTCGGTGGCCGCCTGCTCATACAGAGCGGTGGCCTCCTCAAACGTCCGGGCGGTGATCATGGTCACGGTGGCGCCGTCCCTGGCCCTCTTGGAGAAGATGGCAGGCTCTTCATCGGCAGCAATGGAAATGATGTATCTGGCGTTTTTCATTGGTGCAGTTCCTCCTAATCAATGTCCGGGGAAGGCCGGCCGCTGATGGGCGAGAGTTCACCAGCCAGCCTCCGCTATTCCACGGCTGCCGTGTGACGGTGGAGGCGCTGCCGCTTTGGGATTTCCACCCTGTTTTCGTCACCTCCTTACAAAGCCCGAGAAAATTATAGACGGTTCGACACGCGCCTTCCATCATTTTCCGTCGACTAATTGCGCCAATAGCTCTTATGTGTGCTGATGTCTTTAGGTGGCGCGGAGGTGGTCGGCTTATCCATCAAGTAGAGAATGCCCTGCACCAGCGCGTCGGTGGTGTCCTTGAAGGTGCCCTTGGGGAAAATCAGGAGGTCGCGGATCAAGTCGTTTACCCAGGGGGCCTCCTTGGGGTCTGGAAACCAGATGTTCCCGGCCTCAAAATAAGGGGTGACGGATATGGCCCGCTCCTCCTTGCTGCCCTTTGGGTTGAACTCCACCATACCGGGGATCTCCTTCTTCAGAAGGTCAACAATGGCGGGCCCGTTGGCCTTGTTCTCCACCACCTTGGCCCTGGCCTTCGGCCACTTGCCGGAGAGGCGGCGGACGGCCGCCACGCTCTCCGTGAAGGTCATTTTGTCGTTCTCCAGGTCGCGGATATAGATATTGCTCCCAGCTCGGGAGAGGACGAAGCCAGCCACCTTGGCGCTGCCTTCGCTCTTGGTGAAGGCCATATCCCAGGACTGAATCACGATGCTCTGGTGCGGGAGGCTCTTCGCGGTGAAGGTGTTGTTCATCCATTCCCGCTTGAAGATAATGCCCTCGGCCGGGGCCGGGGTCTGCTGAAACTGGCCGGCATACTGTGCCGAGCCCATGCTCCGCTTCAGGCTATCCAGGACTTCCTTGTCGAAGCGGGCGGGGTTCAAAAGGTCGCCCGGCTCCCGGACAACCTTCTTCTTGCTGATGGGATAGATGATGGTACTGCGCTCCTCGGCCTCCGCCGGGAGGCACAGGTGGGTGTACCCCAGGTCTTCCGACAGGACGTAGCCGGTCAGATCGCTTTCGTGAAGGCGCTGCATGATGATAATAATGGCGCCGTTCTTGGGGTCATTTAGACGGGTCTGGAGCGTGTTCTTAAAGAAGTTGATGCTGTTCTGTCGCTCCGTTTCGCTGTTCGCCATGAGGGGGTTCTGCGGGTCGTCGATGATGATAACGTCGCCGCCTTCGCCGGTCAGAGAGCCGCCGACGGAGGTAGACATCATCATGCCCTGGTGGTCGTTGCGGAACTCGTTCTGCCGGTTCACATCGTCCTTCAGGCTAAATCTATCGCTCCAGTTCCCTTGATACCAGGGGGAGCGGATAATATCACGGGAAAGGATATTGTGCTTCCGGGAGAGGGCGTCGCTGTAAGAAACCTTGATGAACCGCTTGGCCGGCGCCCGCAGCCACGTCCACACAGGATAGCAGACGGTGACGTGGATGGACTTCATGTGCCGGGGCGGGATGTTGACGATCAGGCGGTGGATCTGTCCCAGGTTCACAGCCTGGAGGTATTCGCTGATAAGGTCAGTGTGCCAGTTCTCGATGTACTCCGTGCCTGGTTCGATTACCGGCCACGCCTGGCGGATGAAGTCGGATAAGCTGCGCTCCGCTTTCTCCTTGCGGATGGCGGCTTGCAGCATCTCCGGGTCAAACGCTGGGCTCTGGATGAAGCTTGCCCAATAGCTGCTCAAGCTGGCCCAACTCCTCGTCGGAAAGCCCGGAGAGGTCGATACCGCCTGCCGCTGTCACGTCCAGGGTGCCGCTATGGTGGACTTTGGCCTCCCCGGTGATCTCCTGGCGCTCGGTACTCTCTCCACGGCTCAACCGCTCTATTTTCACACCCACATCGACCAGGCGCACGATGTCGGCGGCGCTGATCTCCTCGTCTTTGAGGGTCAGAAGGCGCCTGGTCGCCTTCTTCAGCATTTGGTTTGCCAGGGAGGCGTGGGTTTCCCGCATCTTCAGGATGTCAGCTTCGTTCTTCTCGCGCAGCCGCCCGAGGATATAGGCGTCGTATGCCTCACACCGCTCCCTCCAGTGAAAGGTGGAGCTCCAGCTCTCCAAGGTCTGGCGGGCCATACCCAGGCGTTCCGCCACGCCCCGGATACTCCGGCGGCTGGTGAGATCGAGCTTCGGCGGGTCTTTCTCTTTGTCTGAAGGTTTATAGCGCATATCCCGGTAGATGCAGAACCGCTCGTACTGCTGGGTACTCTCGCCGATCATCTGCTCCCACATTTCCCCGTTATAGGCTGGGGCGGCCTTCTTTGGCCTACTCAATGCCTTCTCCTCCTTCCTGCATAAGAATGCGCGGGGGCTGTGCCCCCGCGCTGCGGTAATGTTTATTCGTCTGGATAGTCGCTGCCCAGCAGCTCTTTCAGTAACCGGGCATTGTCGGTGCTGTCCAGCTCCTCCGTATCCTCAGGCACCCCTATGTCCGTGGATGCCTGGGCGGGGTCGCCTTTGGAGAATATCAGCACCTTTTGATGTTCCTGCCCCAGCTTGCCGGCGCCGGCGGCCAGATAGCGGTCGATGTCCTCGGCGTGCCCCTCCGGCGTCTCCAGGTCAAAGGCCCCACTTTGGGCCGGGTCGCCGTTGCAGAACACAAGGACATTCTGGTGGGCCTTGCCCAGCTTCCGTCCGCTGGCGAACTGCTTGCCGGCCCGGATGGGCAGGCTGCCAAAGGGCATAATCAGAATGGCTTCGTTGTAGAAGTCCATACCAGCGTCACGGAAGGCCGTGATGGTGTCGCTCACGAAGTTGTGATAAAAACCCCGGTTGTCCCGCACATCGCCCACAACGATACAGGCGAAGCGGTTGGGCTTCAGCATGGCCGTCGCCTTTCGAATGATAGCCCGATAGAGCTCCAGGAACTCCGGATAATCCTTGTTGGAGAGGTCTTCCGGCTTGTCGCTGTAAACCTCCAGGTCGGCGTAAGGTGGGCAGGTAAAGAACAGGTCATATTCCCCAGGGGCCAACTCGTCGATGCGGCTGCTGTCGCCGTTGATCCAGTTGGGAGGGGTTACGGGGCACTCGCTGTCCTCTAAGACGCTTTCGTGAGAGATTTCCTCCCAATTTTGGGTGTTAGCTTTGATTTGCCGGCCGGATAAGTCAACGCCGGTATAGCTCCGGCCGGTAAGGGCCGCCACGATGCCCCGGACGCTCCCGCCGGCGAAGGGGTCAATGATGGAGCCGCCCTGAGGGCAGAACCACCGATAGGCCACCTCACAGAGTACCGGGTCAAAAATGGAGGTGCCGCCCTGGGCCATGACCTCGGGAAACAGGTTGGCGAACTCCTCCCAGGAGATTTTCTTGCCCACCTTGGCCTCGTAGTCGTTCTTGGCCTGGTAAACCGCCGGCGGCTGGGAGCTCCGGGCAAAGGTAAGGCCGCCCTCGGTCTTGCAGTCGTCGGCACCCCGGCCCATCTCGGAGCGGATGCCCAGGGCCTTCCACGCCTTCTTCCGCTCCGCCCAGAAGCCGCCCCGGGCATCCAGAACGGTGAATGGCGGGATTAGGAACTTCTGCTGAAGGGTGAGGCGGGCCGCTTGCTGTTCTGCCTCGTCCGCTCCCTTCTGTGCCTTCTCCACCATTTCCCTGATCTGCTCGGCGGTGAAGCCGCTCATTTCCGGGTCGATGCCGTCGGTGTTTGCCTCCAGCTCGGCCAGCAGCTCGGTGATGGCCTCTTCATCCAGCACCGCCAGCTCGGCGATCCGGTTATCGGCGATCAGGTCGGCCATCTCGTCGGCCTCGGTAGCGTAGTCCTGCCATTCGACAGGGGCATACTGCCCCCCGGCCATTTTCCCGGCCTCCCGCCGGGCGTGCCCCTTGACAATAAAACCGCTGCGGCGGCTGACGGTGATCTTCTCCCGCCAGCCGCCCTTCTTGATAATATTCGCCAGGAGCTCAAGCTGGGCCACCGGGTGCTTATTGGGATTTCTGGGATTTGGCTTCAAGCTGTCCAGCTCCACGAGTTCGTCGAAGCTGCACCAGACCTTAAAGCCGTCCGGTGTGGTGGCCCTTGGCTGGGCCGGTGTGGTGGTTTCGTTGCTCATATCCAATCCTCCACGCTATCAATTTTAGCACATACGAAGTGAATTGTCAGTGCCCACTTTGTGCCCTCTGGGGGAGGGCCTATTTTGCTATTCCATCCGCAGGCTGTCGATGCCAAAAAGCAAGGCGGTGAGCGGGTTTGCGGCCGCTTTGATGTCCTTGTAAACGGTGCGCTTTTCGATGCCAAAAGTGCCCGCAATTTCGAGGGCACTTTTTTTCGGCTCGTCGATATAGGTCGCCATGACCACGCCATACCGGCGGATGTTTTCTGGGTTCCCGCTGTTATAACAGTATGCCTTGTAGAGCTCCAGCATTTGGTCTATGTGTGCCAGGATGATGAGGGTGCGCTGCTGGCTTTTCTTGATGCTCTCGATGTAAAGGCCATCGTCCATCTCATAGTCGTTGAGGCCATCCAAGATGTCCACAGCTCGCTCCCTGGCCTGGTTGGCACGGAAGATGGCTCCCTTGGTATGCTCCTTCAGGAGCCGGTAATTCTTCAGGAGGAGGCGGGTGTTGTGGAGCCTCCTATCCTGGCGGCTTTTCCGCTCCTTCTCCCGCTCGGTGCGGATATGCTCCATAGCCGCTTTCACCCCGGCATCAATTCCCCTTTGGATCGCCTGCTCCATGACCCGGGAGCTGATGCAGGCATAGAGGAACCCGGTGGCCCCGGTGTTGTCTGTGCTCTTCATGGTGTTCTCCTCCTCTCGGAACGCTCACGGCTTCCGTCGGTTCCGTCGCTGCTTGATGGAGGAGCGCGCCGTCGGACGGGTGCTCCTCTTGGACGTTGATTGATAATATAGCCGCACGGCCGTTTCACGGGGCCACGGGCGGCGGTATGGCTTGGGGCAGGGATTACCCCTGGCTTTTCTCTTTGTTTCCTCTGCGTCCGCCTCTTGGGCAAACAGGGCCCATATAGCCTCCATGTCAACGCGGGCCATGGCCGCCGCTTCGGCGGCCATGTATGCCTCCCGGAGTTGCTCTGCTGCGGCAGTGATGGCATCGCCGGCGGCGCAAAAGGCCGCTTTCAATGCTTGGACGGTTTTTTGTAGGTCTGCCATCTCCTCTGGCGTCAGTCCGAACTTTGAGGGTGCCAAAGGTTCACCCCCTCTTCTGCCGGCTGCTGGAGCCATCGTTTGATGCAGGCCAGCAGACGCTCTTCCGTGCAGGGGCGTGGGTATCCCTTACTGCTGACACATCCACCCTTCATGTCACACCACCGAGTGGAAATATCCTCAAACTTTCCCGCCTCCATTTCTGCCCGCCAGCGGCGCAGAATCTCTTGCGCCAGTCTG